TTTTAAAAAAAAAACACAAAATAATTTTGCAGTGGTTAAAAAATATTTTATATTGCAGAAGATTTAAAAAACAAAACAGAATACAAATTATGAGAACAATCGACAAATTCAGACAAACGGTAAGAAGAGCAAGCATCATTGAAAAATTATTTTCAGAGGTATCGGAAAGAAACAAAAGGAGAGCAAAACCAAACTACAAGCTAGAAGACGAAATATCAGATACCCTTTACTACCTTCACAGCAAGAAAGAGCAATTAGTAGACGAACTACTAGAACAAGGAGTACCACAGCAAACACTTCTAGACATAATCAGACTTTCAAAAGTTTAAATAACAGATCAACACCAGAAGGAAGGCAGCCCAGGAGGCTGCTTTTTTTTTAAAAAAAAAACATAAAATAATTTTTCAGTAGTTAAAATATTTTTTATATTGCAGGAGATTTAAAAAACAAAACAAATGCTTAACAGATTTAAAATTGACCACGGAACCACAAGCAACAAGACCTACGTTTATGACAAAAAAATTCAGCAGACTATTGCAGAATTTAGAAACAAGAAAGACGCCATAGATTTTTTGCATATGAAAAACGACAAGAACTACGAATTGCTCCAGGAGCTAAAACAGCTCGCAATGAACGCAGCCTACGGATTGACAGAAGAACAAGCAGCAGAATGGAAGATAGAGGAGATCCTGGAACGAGTAGGAGATGAGATCAGAGTTACCATCGACGGATTTACTGAGCAAAACAAAATGATGATGCAGGCAGCCAACAACTGCGAATGGGTAGCCGAATACTTCGAGGCCGGAGCCTTGGAAACAGAAACAGACTTTTAATTTTAACCTTTAATTTTTTTCAAAATGACACAAACAGCAAAACAAACCGCAAAACTAGCCCTAGAAGATATGGGCAGTATGATTGCAAAAGCACAAAATGAAATTTCAAACTTGCTAGACCTTCTGCACGCCGCCAGAAACCTAAAGCTTAAAAATGGATACGACGCCTTGCCAGGAAAGAAGCACGATGATATAGTCGGATTTCTAGACGAGGCCATAGAACGCCAGGACAGATGGATCGACGAATGCGAAGAGACCTACGGCAAAGGAAACGCAGTAGCCGACTACTACAAACACAAAAGAACAAAGCTCCGACTGAGAGAATGCGTTTAAAACCAAAACCAGATCAAGAAGAGCAGCCAGAAAACGGCTGCTTTTTTTTTACAAAAAGGTTAAAATAATTTTGGTATTAATAAAAAATATTTTATATTGCAGGAGATTTAAAAACAAAAACAATGCAAAACAGAATTATCACAGCAGACACCCTAAACGAATTAATCTTAAAGATTGAATTAGAGAAAAAATTTAAAGAAGCATTTTACAACTACGAGACAAGCGCAAAAAAAGCTAAAGATTTTGCAGAAGAGCTTAAGCAGAAATACGGAAGCTTTCAGTTTACCCCCAGAGCCGAATTATCGAAGCTTGATATTTTAGATAACAAAACTCAACGTTTTGATAAAAAGCTAGGCCGAGTAACAAGAGAATGCATTAAAGCGGCAGATATGAACGAGTGGATCTTGAACGATTGGGCAAGAGAGGTTTTAAAGGACATTTAAAAAACCAACACCAGAAGTAAGAGCAGCCAGAAACGGCTGCTTTTTTTTTGCCTAAATTTAAGGCAACAACCCAGACCGATGACACCGCAAGACTTCGGAACATACGTAGAATACCTGCTAGCCATAAAATGCATTGAGGAAGGCTACGCTGTTTCATTTCCACTACAAACGCACTCGGCCTACGACTGCATCATAGACACCGGAGAACGGATCGTTAAAGTTCAAATCAAAGGCACAAGACAAAAGAAAGGAAAGAAAGGAGACGTTAAGCTGAACATCGCAGATCGAAACGCACAAAAATACCAAAGACAGGATGTAGATTTTTTCGCAGTTTACTCCTCCGCCTTTGAAGGTTTTTTCATTTTCCCATACAAAGACCAGAAGAGCATACGCCTGGGCAACAAAAAAACGATGGCAAAATATTTTAATAACTTTGCTTTTGAATTTTGTTCATAGACTGGTTTTGTTTTTAGAAAAGGCCGCACCAAGAAAGGATGCGGCTTTTTTGTACTTTTGCTTTAAATCAAGAAATTATGAAGATCAAAATCATTAAAGACGTTTTCAACGACAACCAATGGCACAGAGAAGGAGAGGTACACAACCTAGACCAGGACACCGCTAGGTTTTACATTCACAAAGGGCTAGGCATTGAACACAAAGAAGAGAAAGCCAGGAAAGAAACCAAAGAAGAGAAGGCTGCCATTGAGACCAAAGCAGAAAAACCAAAAAGAAGAACCAGAAAGCCTAAAGCAGAATGACACAGAACTACATAAATCACGTTTTAGGAGCTGAGCCGGTAGAGCTAGCCGAGGCAAAAAACTACTTGAGAGTAGACACCGACGCAGACAACTACTTGATCACAAATATGATTGAACAGGCACGAATCACGATAGAGAATTACATCTGCCGAGATATCGTAGCCAAAGACCGGACTTTTTTCTTAGACGAAGCCATAAGCTACATCAATATACCTTTTGCTCCGGTTCGAACCATCCAGACCATAACAGCAGAAGGAAGCACAGCAAGCTACACCGAGATAGGAATTTTTAAAGAGGTTATAGAACTTGACGAGCTGCCGGCAAAAAAAATCAAGATCACCTACCAAACGCAGGGATTCGTTGACGCTTCAATCAAGCAAGCGATATTACAAATGGTTTCGACGCTTTACGACAACAGGGCAGACTTCGCTACAGGAACAATCGTCCAGGAGCTACCAACCTCAGCTCGAAGCCTAGTATCAATCCATAAAGTGCCATACATTTAATGCAAGCAGGGAACTTCAACAAGAGAATCAAAATAAAGCGATTAGCGAAGACTTCGGACGGCTATGGAGGCACAACATCCACTATAACGACATACAAGGAGGTATGGGCAGAATTTGAGGAGTTAAACGCAAGCGTAGGACTTAACGAAGGAAGACAAAAGCAAGAGCTGTCGGTGGAGTTTAAAATGAGGAAGAGAACCGCAGACTTGATCACAGAAAACGACACCCTGGAAATAGAAGGAATTAGTGGCACGTTTCGAATCAATGGAAGATTTCAATCCACGCTTGATCAATACACAACCATAAAAGCAACCAAGATAAGCTGATGCCTAAGATTTTTAATGGAACATTAAACGCTGAAGACTTCCTAGAGCTCCAGACAAAGCTTAAAAAGCTTAAGGCACTAGACCGAACAGAGGTACAAAAATCGCTGAGAGGAGGAGCCTTATTAATTACCAGAGACATCAAGAAAACGCTCAGCGACAAAATTTATAGCATACCGGTGCCAACAGACAAGAACGGCAAGCCAAAATACCTGCGAAGCGGAAATCTTAGAAACCTGGTACAAACAGAACTCAACCCAAACGCAGGGAAGGTTATAATAATGAGCTTAGCGGACTACTCCGGATTCATTGAATTTGGAACCAGAAAGATGAAGGCTAAAGAATTTTTTTTTGAAAACATAAACAAAGGAATAAAGCGAATAGCCGAAGACATAAACAACAAAATAGGAAACATACTAAAATGAAAGAGGTACAACACCACATAAGAAAGGCATTTATAGACCGCCTAAGCGGCAATATAACGTACGATGGGGCTGAGGTACCGGTTTATAATAAAGTGCCGTCTACGGCCACGGAGCCGTTTATTAAGATTAGCTCGGTGGGAACTTTAGAGATTGACCAGAACCAGACCAAGTTTAATACACAAAGCACAACACGAATAGAAGTTTTTACTTCTTTCAACGGAGACGACGGAGGAGACCTCCAGGTTAACAGCATTGTAGATAGCATCACCCAATCGATAAGAACAAGGAGCGCAGGATACATAGACCTAAGCGCAAACAACTTAAACGTTTATACAACAGAAATAGAAGGCATTGAATACGACGAGGACTACCGAAACGACAAGACCTACCACAACGCAGTAGTCGATGTTACAATTAAAATAGAGCAGATATGAGTTATTACATAAGCGACCACATATCCTGGGAGGAAGCAACAAGCAGCCAAACAGCAGAAGAAAAAGGAATACACAACCTACCAAAACCAATGCACATCAAAAATATGAAGCGACTAGCGCAGCGTGTTTTTGAGCCGCTTCGAGATTGGGCAGGAGGAGCAATAAAAGTTACAAGCTTTTATAGAAGCGAAGAATTATGCCAGGCGATAGGCTCGCACATAAAATCGCAGCATTGCCGAGGACAAGCGATGGACATAGACGACACCTTCAAGCATAAAACCAATGCCGAAATGTTCCGCTACATTTATGACGAGCTAGACTACGACCAATTGATATGGGAATACGGAGACGACGAAAATCCAGATTGGATCCACATAAGCTACGTTAGCCCTAGCCAAAACCGGAACCAAACGCTAAGAGCATACAAGGACAAAAAAGGAACCACGAGATACGATTTTTATGAGCCAACCCAGGAGGAGCAAGAAGAAATTTAAAGACACCAAGGTCGGCCAATTTTTAGTCGGCAGATCCGGAGTAGTTCAAGCCCTAGGCGACAGCATACCAGATAAGGGATTATTAGGCCTTGTAAAGAACTTAATAACCGACGACAAGGTTATGAGCCAGACGGACAAAGAAACCGCCTTAAAGATGCTTGAAATGGACGAGCAGGAACTCGAAGCCGTTACACGGCGATGGGAAGCCGACGCACAGAGCGACGTTAAACTTGCCAAGCTAGTAAGGCCGCTTATTATTTTATACCTAACGATTTCGATGACGATTTATGTTATTTTGGATTCAGCCGGAATTTTGACGATAAAGGAACAATGGGGATCGCTTTTAGAAACCATCCTGGTAGCAACTTATGTTAGCTACTTCGGAGGCAGATCAATAGAGAAATACGCTAAAATCAAAAAAAATTAACTTTGCAATATGGCAACTTATAACTTACCAAATCAATACAAAGGCGACACCTTCGAAATCATAACTTTTAAGTTTTACGACGACGAGAGCTCAGCAGGAAACGAGAAGGACTTAACAGGCTACTCTCCTAAAATGGTTATAAGAGAAAGCTCCAAAACAGGAACCATTGCCAGAACGCTGACAATCGGAAGCGGACTAACCTGGACTGACCAGGCAGACGGAATACTGAAAGTGGATTCTTTTATTTGCGACTTTAACGCAGGAAACTACTTCTATGACTTACAGCTTACAAACGACAGCGACGCAACAGACGTTAAAACATATTTAAGGGGAGTTTTTCAAGTTATAGAAGACATAGCAGACTAGACCAATGGCGACAGAAATAAGCTTAATAAACCACACCAACGAACTAGCGATAAATTTAATCGAGATCAACGACACACCAACGATTGAATTTGTGGACATTTCGCAACCAATAGAGGTAGAGGTGGTAGTTTCTGGAAAGATTCAATCCGACAAACATTACACCCACACCCAAACCGAAGCAAGCACAACCTGGACTATAAACCACAACCTAAAGAAATACCCTGCCGTTGAAATAACCGACACGGCTCACGACTTGATAATTGGAGAAATAACCTTCAATTCAATAAACCAAATAACTATTAACTTTGTGCTAGCAACAGCAGGAAAAGCTTTTTTAAATTAAGAAATTATGGCATTGAAATTTTTAACCGCCCTGGACGTACAAGCGGCGATAGACTTAAACCAGAATCAACTTACTAACGCAGTAGTACATAGCGGAAATTCCGATCCCAGCTCGCCGGTTGAAGGGCAGCTTTTCTACAGAACAGACACAGACGAACTAAAATATTACACAAACGCCTGGCAGGTGGTAGGAACAGGAAGCGGAGCCGTAGATTCGGTTAATGGCTTAACAGGAGTAGTGGTTTTAGATGCCGACGACATATCCGACACAAGCACAACAAATAAATTTGCTACATCCGGACAGCTTGCAAAAGTGGATTTCATAACCATTACCCAGGCCGTAGACCTTGACACGCTAGAGAGCAATGTAGCTACCAACAACGCCAAGGTTTCAAATGTCACTACGAACTTAAGCGCAACAGCCACAGACTCATCGCTGACGATCAACTCATCAGACGGAACCAACGCAAGCGTACCTGCCGCCACAACTTCAGCCTGGGGAGCTATGACCGATGACGACAAAACAAAACTTGATGGCATTGAAACAAGTGCAACGGCAGATCAAAGCGATTCAGAAATAGAAACGGCATACAACAACCAGGTAGCTCAAGTATCGAGCGCAGAGAGAACCGCAGGAACCGAAACAGGCATCCGCAGATATGCACCGGCCGATATAAAATCGATGATTGACACGCACGAAACAAACACCGACACGGATGTCAGCGTCGCCAATTTGAGAACCAGGCTAGGACAAATAAGCGATGACACATCGATAGGAGATGCCGCAGACGTTACGATGACGTTCACAGGAGGAGTTACTATCCAAGGAAACCTAGATGTTAACGGAACAACAACTACGGTAGACTCAACCAACACCACCATCGCAGATGCCCTTATAGAATTAGGATCCGGAAACGCAGGAGCAAACACCAACGACCTAGGGCTTATTCTTGAAAGAGGAAGCACAGGAGATAATGGATTTATTGGATTTCAAGAAGGAAGCGATAAGTTTAAAGTAGGAACAACAACAGCGACCGGAGCATCAACCGGCTCACTTTCAGTAACAACCGGAACCTTGATCGCCAATATTGAAGGGAACGTTACCGGAGATGTTACAGGAAACGCAGACACCGCAACAGCACTAGAAGCAGCCGTAACCATAGCAGGGCAAAGCTTCGATGGAACTGGAAATGTTAATATTGCGCCAACAGACCTCACAGGAGTTACAGCGAATGCAACAGAAATAAACTTATTAGACGGCATAACTACTCTTAGTGGTTCAAATACAGGAGACGAGCCAGACGCAAGTACAACGACGAAGGGGATTATTGAGATTGCTACAAACACAGAACACACGACAGGAACGGACGCTACAAGAGCAGCTACACCTGCCGGAGTTAAAGCAGCGATAGATGCTCGGACATTCGCAAGCACGCTATCAACAGGATCAAGCTCCTACACGATAACACACAACCTAGGAACCAGAGACGTTATAGTACAGCTTTACGAAAACGCCTCGCCATACAATACGATATTTGCTGACGTTGAAAGAGACGACACCAACAATATAGGCGTAAATTTTGCCTCGAATTTAACAACAGCAGTAAGGGTTTTAATCACAAAAGTGGTTTAATAAATGGCTACAAAATTCAAAACCGCAGTTACATCGGACGCAACGGACGCACAAATAGATAGCGCAGGCCTTCAAGCGTTGATCACTAAAAACTACGCAGAGAACAACTACTCTGGAGGAGGAGGAGGAGGAGGCTCAACCACGGCATATTACTTGCAATTAACAGGAGCGAATGGAGCGACGCACGCAATAACACAAAGCGCAACAACAATGCCCTTCGACACCACAAGAGAGACCTCAAACGCTGCGCATTTTACGATTAGTAGTGGAGAGGTTACGATTGCCAACCAAGGAAACTACTTTATAAATTACTCAATTGATTCAGATCAAACAGGAAATAACAGGGTTATAGTTACCGGATTTATAGAGGTTTCAACAAATAGCGGCTCTAGCTTTTCAGAGGTTAGAGGAACCAGAGGACACGACTATTCTAGGAACACGACGCAAGAAGAAAGTACAACGCAAGGAAGCTCGATTATAAGCTTAAACGCAGGCGACATTTTAAGAGTTAGAGTACAAAGAGATTCTGGAGTAGCGACATCAGCCAACACCGAACTCTCACACTTTGCAATTTTTGGAATTACAGCAATTGCAGAACCAATAGCAAGCGAAGACTCAACGAACAACCCAACAAGCCTAGACTTGAGCAACATAGCAGGAACCTACTACACAGACACAACAAGCACCACAGGAACCTACACCATAGCATCCGGAGCAGTTACCGGAGGATTTGCATACGTTAACGTTACCAACTCGACAGAGCCAAGCGTTACAGGAGCGACAAAGCTACAAAGCCCAACCTACTCACAGCCAATGAAAATGATTGTTTATAACGACGGAGTGGAAAATTTATTTTATTTCTTAGAGGAATGATAATCAATTACTTTAACAAGCTAAGGCAATCTCAACTTGGAATAACGCCCACGCCATCGATTCAATTTAGAGCAGCAACAAACGGAGTTTTTAGGGGAGGATTTAATCCAGGATCGGTAACTTTAAGTGGACTTACAAGCGGAGATTTTGTTATTGCGATTTTATCGGATTCTGGCACAACAGAACCACCGCTGTCATCCGGATGGACAAACATAGACGTTACCACTACAACACACGCCCTAAGAGCAGCTTATATTTTCGCAACAGGAGCAGACGTTACATACACGGCTACATTTTTCTCTGGCTCAAACGGATCGATGGTTTTAGCCGCTTTTTCTGGGGTTGACTCAAGCACGCCATTAGACGTTACACCAACGAAAAACGTAGTTACTGACTTAAATTCAATAACACCGGCAGCCATAACACCGGCAACAGCAGGATCAATGATTTTTATAGGAGCAGGATGCGAAGCTCCAGAGGTTACCTTTACAGATCCAACAGGATACACAAGAGCAGACGTAGGTTTTGGAGGAACTGCAACACTCCAATCTAACACGCTTGGAGTTTACAAAAGCGTAAGCACAACAAACCAAGAATCGCCTGGAGCTATTGGCATAAGCGCAACACGAAACGCAAGAACCATAACGATTGCTATGAGGCCTGCATAAATTTAAAATTTCGATATTTGTAAAAAAAAGGGAGATGCCGGAAATAAGCGAAAACACGAAACTGACACTAGACATAAAAACGATAGCTTTAATAGTAGCCGGAGCCGGAAGCTTGATCACGATGTACCTTACTTTACAGAAGGACATAGACGAGGCAAAACGACTCCCAGAACCAAGCATTACCAGAACCGAATACGACCTTAAGGATCAGCTTATAAGACAGACGATAATAAACACCCAAGAGCAAGTCGAAGAGAACAGCAAAAAGCTAGACAAGATAGACGAGAAGCTCTACGAAATAATCAACCAATGAAAAATTTAATTTTGGGCTTTTTCTTTTTATTACCATTTTCAACCCAGGCGCAAAAAATGACGCTCGTTCAGATCAACGCAAAATGGAACACAAAGAACAACCTGGAGCTAAACATTTTTGAGGACGTAGACTATAGATTTGCTTATCTTGAAGACCAAAAGGAAGACATTAAGAAAAAAATAAATGCCGTTCCGGTCGTTATTTTATACAAAGGAAACAAACCGATGCACCAATGGAACGCAGACCTCAGCTTTAAGCTTGAGATTGACTGCGAAGACATAGAAAAAATCATTAATAAAAATCAATAAAAATGGCAAAAAAAATAGTACAGACCAAGTTCGCAGACTTTAAGAATTGGTACCAATCAAAGACCATCATAGGCTTAATAATTTCATCGGTCTCAGCGATCGTTTACAGCTTGACACAAGGCAAGGTAGACATCCAAGGAGCAGCAGGCGAAATTTTAAATGCAGGAGAGGTAGCTCAAAGCGCAGATCAGATCATAAGCGCAGTTACATTTTTCATTGGCCAGGCCGTAGCTTTATGGGGAAGGATAACAGCCAAAGCAGGAATTAAAACAAAATAACTACTTTTGTAAAAAAGAATAACAAATGGCAACAACTGGAGTATTTTCTGGAACTAATCTAATTTTAAAGATACAAACCCAAACACTAGGACACACTACAAGCTGCACGCTTACTTTGAACAATGACCTACCGGAAGCAACGACAAAAGACAGCTCTGGATTTCAAGAGGTTATCGCAGGAGTTATGAGCGGAGAAATAAGCTTTGATGGGCTTGTAGCATATGACGACACAGCAAACGCAATTGAATTAAACGACTACTTGCTAGCCAGAACAGAAATAACTTGTGTTTTTGGAACAGCAGAAACCGGAGACGACGTATACACAGCAAACGGATTTTTATCAAGCGTTGAGACAACGGCAGAGATGGAGTCGCCTGTTAGCTATTCCGGATCAATTACTTTAACAGGTTCAATTACAAAATCGACCAACTAAAACATACCAACATAAAAAACCAAAAGGCACTCATCGGTGCCTTTTTTTGATTAAACTATGGCACACAAAAAGAGAGGTTACATCACCATTAAACTAGGAGGCAGAAATAGGACGCTGCATTTTTCAATGAACTTCTGGGCAATTTTCACAGAACAAATGGGAATAGGAATCGACAAGATAGGCGACACCTTCCAAGAAGGCCTAAACATTAAAGCGATGAGATCGCTGATATATGCCGGAATTTTGGCCTACGACCAGGAGGAAGGAAACCCAATCGACTATAACGAGTTTAAGGTTGGAAATTGGATGGAGGACATCACCGCAGAACAAGTACAAGAAATCGTAGAAACGATGGGTCAAAGCCGAATTCTAGGCAACGACTTAAACCAAGGCATAAAGCGAAATCCGGAACCGCAGGGAAAGTAGAAACTCCCAGAGACACCTGGGAGGACATAATGGATTATTACATCGGCCAAATTGGAATCAAGCCGGCCACCTTTTGGAGCCAAACATTTGCAGAAAACAGAAGGGTGTCGGAAGCGGCCATTATTGCAGCAAACCGAGAATGGGAACACACCAGATACATAGCCGCAATGGTACACAACGTCCAATGCCAAAAACAAAGCCAAATGAAGAAGCCTAGCGACCTTATAAGGCTGCCAACAGACGAACAGACCATAAACAAACCAAGAAGCACCAGAGAGCAGTATGAGGCCTTTAAAAAGATAGCAGAAGCAGCTCAAAACAAAGAGCAAAAAATAATAACTAATTTTGGGAAAAAGTAAAGATGGCAGACAACAATCAAAGCTTAAGAGTTAACCTATTTGCAGACGCCGAACAATTTAAACTAGCGATGCAGAAGGCTGCTATTTCGCTGCAAAAGTTCGGAAACCAATCATCAAAAACTTTTAAAAAAGTAGGCAAAGCCATAATTGACAACGAAGAGAAAATAAAGAAATTCTCTGCATCAACCAAAAAGCTAGGCCGAACCTTAACAACACGATTAACCCTACCACTAGCCGGAGTAGGAATCCAGGCACTAAGAACAACGGCCAAGTTCGGAAAGCTCCAAACATCGCTCAACGTTTTAACCGGATCCGTTGAGGAAGGAACAAAAGCTTTTGAACGACTCAAAGAATTCTCCGCTGAAACGCCATTCCAACTAGAAGACCTGGCAAGAGCCAATAATACACTTATTGGTTTTGGATTAAGCTCCGACGCAGCATATGAAAGCTTAAGACAGATCGGAGACATAGCGGCCGTTTCTGGAGGCGATATGATGGGAATATCGGTAGCCTTCGGACAAGCAGCAGCATCCGGAAGGCTGATGGGGCAGGACTTGTTACAATTAGTTAATAACGGAGTACCGGCCATAAAGCTACTAGCCTCATCGATGGGAGTGGCAGAAAACCAAGTTAAAGAACTGGTAAGCCAGGGAGCTGTAACTTTTCCGGTTTTACAAAAAGCATTTGCAGACGCCACGAAAGAAGGAGGAATGTTTGAAGGAGGAATGAAGCAGCTAAGCGGCACTCTAGGAGGCGTTTTTTCAACCTTGAAGGACAACATATCACTAGCCCTAAATGAGCTCGGAGAAGCGATTGTAGTCAATTTCGATTTAATAGAAAGAACCAAAACGCTCTCAGCAGAAATAAAAGGCTTAAGCAAAAGCTTTGCACAGATGCCAGAGGCGAAAAAGAAGCTGAGCTTGCTAACTACAGCCTTTGCAGCTTTAACACCGGTCGTGCTTTATTTGATAGGATCAATAATGCCAAAAATAGTAGCCGGTTTTAAGTTTTTAAGCGTTACAATTATACCAAAAGTAACCGGAGCATTTAAGGTTTTAAGAACAGCGATATCGGCCATAGCAGCACCTGCCGCAGCCGCAGCCACAGGAATCGGAGTCGTTCTTTTTGGAGCTGTTAAAGGACTGAACTACGAGACCAAGAAGCTCGGATCGACATCCGACTCTTGGGATACATTTTTCAACGTTTTAAAGTCCGGTGGAAACTTTACCGCTTTTTTAAATAACGAATTAGCGACCAACGCCAAAAACCTAGAGGCAGTCAACAAACAACTAGCCAAGGCAGGAAAGGCAGGAGACACAACAACCACTACAACCCAAACGACTACACAGGCCACTACTATATCGGTAGATATGGGAGCCATTGAAACAGAAGCAGCAGCACAAATGGCGATGGAAGACGCTGCCGAAATTTCAGCAAACCTTGATCAAATCATAGGACAAGACAAACAGCTCAATTTTTCGATTGCAACCGACCAGGCAAGCATTGCCAATTTGAATAACACGATGGCCGCAACGGCTGAGAATTTAAACGGATTCTCAGAAAAAGTCAAAGAAAAAACAACAGAGGTGCAAATGAGCCTAGGCTCCGCTTTTACCCAGATCGCTCAAGGCATTGGCCAGGCTTTCGCAGGAGCAATAACAAGTGGCGAAAATTTCTTTTCATCACTAGGAAAAATGATATTATCGGTTATAGGAGATTTATTAATACAAATGGGAACAGCAGCCGTGGCAGCTTCAGAACTCGCTAAAACATTTGCTATTCCAGGAATTGGAGCTGCGGCAGGTTTCGCAGCAATAGCTCTCGGAGCATTGATTAAAGGATTGGCAACCAAAACACAGAAGCAAGGATTCCAAAAGTTTGCAGACGGAGGAATCGTTAGTGCTCCGACTCTTGGGCTTGTTGGAGAATACACAGGAGCAAGAAGCAACCCAGAAGTTATCGCACCGCTTGACAAACTAAAATCATTGCTGCCGCAAGGAGGAGGAGGAATGACGCTAGGAGGAGAATTTGTGGTTAGAGGACAAGACCTAGTGGTCGCCTTGGAAAGAGCAAACACCAGAAGAGAAAAATTTTTATAGATGGCTGAAAAATTCGGTTTATTATTTTCTGACATAAAAGGAAACAGAAAGCTTTTGATGATAGATGACAGCACCTACACAGGAGCAGTAAAACCATTAATAGGAACAAAAGAACCGGTTGAAATTGACTACGATACCGACGACGACATCCACGACTCGCCAATTATGGGAAGCCGAATGGAAATCAACCTATGGGTTACCGACACCAGAACAAACCTAGCCACTTATAGCGCAGAATTTAACCAATGGACAACCGGAAACTTTGTAACCACAAACCAAGAAGATCCGCCTTTTTTACATATTAATGGAAGAAACCTGCTCACAAGCGGAGACACAGAAGAGGCAGATAGATTGCAATACGCCGGAGGCGCACCAGGAGCGACTCGAAGCGTTACTCTTGCCGCCAACACGACATACACGGCTAGCGTTTACGTTAAGCAATACTTAACCAACGCCCAGGCAACGATTGGGATCGATACAGACGAAACCAACGATATGCAGAATTCTTTTACATTTAGCTCAAAAGACACCACAATATCACTGGACGCAGACGGAGGAGGCTACGAGGACGTAGGAAACGGATGGTACAGGATTTATGTAACAGGCACAACCGGATCTAGCGTAACCAACGCCACCATAAAAGTTAATAACGCCTTTACTTCTGCTATTTATTGGGGAGCGCAGATTGAAGAAGGAACAGCAGCAACACAATACATACACACCACCTCGACAACAAACGACACCGAATACGACGTCTTCTACGAACAGAACGACCGAACATACCTGGCAAAACTATACTACCAGGAGAGCGGCTCCTGGCAAGAATACTGGAGAGGTTTTATAACCAAGGACGTATACAAGGAAGCAATCGTTACAAAACCATACGACATAAAGGTAAACGCAACGGACGGATTAGGAGAGCTTGGAGGCGCAATTTTTACACCAGAAGAGATAAACTACCAGACAGAAGGATACGACACCCTAGCGGAGACCTTAGCGGCTGCCTTGAGCAAAACAGGACACAGCCTAGAGATTCACGCATTGCTCGACTTACAATACAAACAAAGCGGCATTTTAAAAAACGTCCTGGAACAGGACAACAGGAACATCAACAAAAAGGACTGGCTCGTTTTTACGCCGAAGGAATACGTTAAAGAGCTTTTGAGATCACTCAATGCTAAAGTTTTCCAAGGACACGGAAAATGGTACGTTATCAGCAACTCCGCATATTACGACACCAGGGTACAGAACCAAAGCTACACAACAGCCAATGGAGGAGGAACGCCAACAGGCATAGGAGACGACTTAAACGACTACCTGGTAAACTCCGGAAACGAGCATTTAAAGTTTAATGTTTTTACAAGCGCAGGAGCCGTAGCAAGCCCATCGACGAACCAAGAGAACAATCTGCTGATACAAATACCTAGCGACCTAACACCTTTGAACAAGGACTTGATCCGGGATTATTTACCAGGAGTTAAAACCACAGAATACACGATCGACCTGGAGAGCTTCAACTCGAGCCGAAGGTTTAGCGTAATACTTGGATTAGACCAAGAAGGAAAATACTTAAACGTTGACGGAAGCTTCGAGAGCCAATCAGTCGGCACAATTTCTTTATACAACTGGACAGAAATCATACAAGACGAATACGCAGTACAAGGCCAAAACGTATGGCTTTCATCCGGATCCAACTCATACGTTACAAGCAGCACAAGTTTAGTGCAGCAATACAGCACCTCAACACTTACCGGAACTACACCTTTTAAAGACACAATTGAGTTTAGTTTTCGGCTTAGACCAATAACCACAGCGACATCGATAAGCGCAAGATGGGAGCTCAGAAGACAGAACACACAGAGCGCACCTGTTACGCAATATTATAATGATGTAACACAGGCATTTCAAACAACGATTTATAGAAATACAACCACACTAGAAAAAGACCGGTGGAATAAAATTACAGCGACCATACCGGTATCTACGATAAACACAGCGACCGACAACCTGGTTTTTACCCTTTACAAATCCTACGTTGTAGGCTCCAACTTGAGCGAGGTTAAACTTTATATGGATCACGTCCAATTTAAAAAGAATGGAGACCTTTTTGAAGGCGATCAGTTCGAAAGACGACAAGCAAACCAAACCGATAAATATGCCATAGAAAGCAAAATGTATTTGCTTTACGGACAACGAAGCAGAGATATGCAGCCATCGCTTGAGAACGAAAACTTCCTAGGAAAGTCGATTACACAAATGATTTTAAATGACAGAAGGGATTACCTGGGAATTTATGAAGGCACTTTTTACAACAACAATGCCGAACCGGTATCGCCCAGGAATAAAATATGGCTGAACTTTGGAGCCGCAGTTTTGCAGGAACGCTTCTCTGCCATAATTAAAAAAATGAAATACAGCGTTAAATCGAATCAGATCAAGATGCGCTTTTATTTACCGAACCCAGACGACGACCAAACCAACGACCTAAAAATTAGAAAAGACGTATAAACTTTTTTTTATAACAAATTTTATTTTATGTTTGTAAAAATTAATTTATACGCAGATGAAACAAAATTCTTTTTTAAGCTCTGAGAAGAGCCAACAATTCCGCAAAGCCTTTAACCAGATGGCTGAGGAAAAAAACTTAACGAGACGACAGATCTCCGTCCAATTAGGCATCACCACGATGACCTTGTACAACAAAATCAACAGACCGGAAAAGTTCACGATTGAAGACTTGATAGGACTCGGACTCATCGGCATAGATGTAGACAAAATCCTTGATCACTTTTTCACATTAAGCTACGATGAATAAGGAAGAGACCGAAGACGCAATGGCGATAATTGCCATAGCCCTGGCTTTTGTTTTGGGCTGCGCCTTGGGCTACTTTTTCAGCTTCGTACTTATTAAGATTTTTTTTTAAAACCATTTTCTATGAAAACAATTCAAATCAAAGGGAAGCCGTACATCCCTGTAAACGAACGGCTCAAACATTTCAGAACAAGCGACCAATTTAAAAATTGGGCAATTGCAGAAGAAATCACAGACATCAACGACTCCGAAATTTTAGTTAAGATTTCAATCATTGATCAAGAAGGACGCTGCCGAGTAAACGCTCACTCGCACGAATACCGAGACAGCTCAATGATAAACAAAACCTCTTTTTTAGAGAACGCAATGACCTCCGCCCTAGGCCGAGCTTTGGGATATCTGGGCATTGGAATCGACACATCGATAGCGACTTACGAAGAGGTAGGAAACGCAGTAAAAAACCAGGATTTATTCAAAAGACAAAAACTGACCGACGCTCAAGTTAAAAAGACCTTGGAAGGAACCAGGGAGCAAGCCTTGAACGTTATGGCAAAATTCGATTTAACACCAAATCAAAAACAATTACTAATCTCAAAATTTAATTTAAATGGAAACTAAAAAAGAAAACAGCATCCAATTTGCAGAAGGAATCTCAATCTACGAACCACACCAAAACGCTCCAGATTTCATCAAGGGAGATGTGGTTATCACAGAAGAGTTTTTAAACACCTTTAAAAAGAACTGCTTTAAAAACACCAAAGGCGTGAACCAGATGAGAATGAATTTAAACCTTTCAAAAAAAGGAACGCTCTACCTTTCGATTAACGACTACAGGCCTCAACCGAAGGAGCAGGAACAGATCAACCAGATAGAGGTACAACCAGAACAGGACACGGAGGACTTGCCATTTTAATCAGATCAGAATGCAATACACAGACGAACAAAAGCAAATGCTTATCAGAGACAACGAACGCCTAGAGAAGAAGGCCAAAAGGCTTTTAATGGAGGTGCAAGATTTGCACGGCCAACTAGGACAGCAGCGCAGGCTGATCAGAGAACAAAAAGAACACATCAAGAATTTAAAAAGCTTGTACAATGATCAAAAAAATAAATGAATCAATACAGGCTTACCACACAAGAGCCGAGGTATCCTCCTCGGCTCTAAAAAAGATTTATAAAAAAAGCGTTTGGCATTGGCTAAACGAACCACCAATGGAAACCAAAAGCCTAACCATTGGAACAAACGTACACGACATCCTCCAGGACAACACCTACCTGGAGCGAAAATTTATAGCTTTCAACGGAGACCTTCGAACCAAGAAAGGGAAGGAAGAAAAGGCAGCCATAGAAAAGGAACATCCAGGGAAAATTATAATTAAACAGGAAGAGCTCGAAATGTACCAACAAATAGAGCGCAACTTTTGGGATCACAAAACAGCGCACCGATATATGGACGGACACATCGAGCTGAGCCATATTACAAACATAGACGGCATAGGAGTGCGAGTGCGCCCAGATTGCATCAGCAGAGAAGGAAAATGGATAAGCGACATCAAGACCTGCCAAGACGCAGAACGCAGAGCTTTTAAACGAGATGCCAGGAAATACGGCTACCCATTACAAGCCGTTTTTTATTCAGAGGTCTGCAACGTGCCGGTGCGAGAGTTTAGATTTTTAGCAGTAGAAACCAGACCGCCATACGGAGTAGAGGTTTACGTTTTAGACGACGACCTCATCGAAGAAGGAGGAAAGGCATTAAAGGAAGCCTGGCAGTTTTATAAGCTTTACAAGGAAGAAGGAATCATTACAGGATTAAGAGGAGACCGATACAATGAAAAAGGAGAAATCTACCTCTAAAAAAACCAGGCTCAATTACAAAACGATAGGAGCGCAATATTGGAACCAAACCATAAGAGCAGAGCGACTGAAGGAACACTACCAGATTAACGATAAAAAGCTAAGCCAGATTATAGAACGATTTAAAAACAGACAAATTCCACAGCCAAGACCGGAGGTGGGAATTGTTTTTAATTTGGCAGATTATCAAAAAATAATTAAGTTTTGCCAAGAACACCAAATCGAACACACAATACCTGCTAAATTTACAGCAGAATACACAAGAGAAAGCAAGCTCAATGAGAAGAACCAACCCATACCTAAAATTTATGAACAAGGAGGACAAGCTCCAGAATGAGGTTATGGCTTACATTCAATGGCAATACCCACACGCCTTAATCTTTCACCCAATGAACGAAGGACGCAGATCAAAGTTTGAACAATTTAAATTTAAATTTCTAGGAGGCCTTGCAGGAGTAAGCGACATTTTATGTTTTACACCAAACCGATTTAAAAGCGGCCTAGCGTTAGAACTCAAGGTAGGGTATAACAAACCAACAGAAAAACAAAAAGTCTTCTTAGAACGCATTAAAAGGTGCAATTGGGAAGCGCAATGGTGTAACTCATTCGAGCAAGCAGTAGAAATCATAGATAATTACTTTAAAAACCAAACCAATGCCAAAATCTAAACCGATTTATTACAACCAGACGGAACAGAAGATATGGCGAACCGACGCAACGATAGAAAACTTAGAATTTGAATACATCGGCAGCTACACCCAAACCGAGTACGAATTGATAATAGAGCTGCTTTTTTTTATATTTGAAGACCGAGATATTGAGGCAGAACAGGTAGCCTTTTTATGCGAGGAATTGGATGACTTTTTAAATTCGATGAAAGGGAATCCAGAGAAATAACAAAACAAAACAAAACAAATGAAGCCCTCGAATTATGCTATCCTACCGGCTGAGGTAAGATACGATGACCAACTAACGCCCAATGCGAAGCTGCTCTACGCAGAGCTGACAGCACTAGCCAATAAGGAAGGATACGCCTGGGCAACAAACCAACACTTTGCTAAACTTTACAAAGTTTCAAAAAGAACCATAACCAGATGGCTGACGGAACTCGAAAACAGGGCATACGTTAAAACCGAATTTGATGCCGAAAAAAAGAAGCGGATCATAAAAATAGAGGCGACAAAAATGTCCACCCTCCCTAGACAAAAACGTCCTGCCCCCCTAGACAAAAATGTCCACCCTTTATATAATAATAATAAATATTATAATAATAAATTTAATATAGAGGAGAGAGAGGAAACGACTGCCGAAATTTACACCACCGCCCTACAGCACATAGCCGAATTATTCCTCCAAGTTTGCAGCCAAAAACAGATCGACAGAAACACGAATGGACAAGAATCATAAAAACGCTTGACCAAGAACAAGGCATATCAAGCCGGCTGACTTATTTTTTATGCAAGCAGGCCAGAGCTGACAAGTTCTGGAAAAAACACTTTTTTAGCCTTCAGAGATTGGTGAACACCAACAAGGAAGGCATCCCTTATTACAAAATATTTTTAAACCTTTACAGGAACGACATCCTGGAGACTTTCCAGGACAAGGAACTGCAACGCATAAAATGAATAAGGAAATAACCGAAATACTAGAACGAACCCTGGTCGAGATGCTCAACAACCGAGGATGGGAGCTCTGGTGGATTGGCGACAGCTTCGAACATTGGGATGCTTACGGCAGAACTCCGAAAGGAACAGAGGCCATAATTGAGATCAAGATCCGACAGCAGTACTACCAAACCAAAATGATAGAACGCTACAAATACGAAAAACTAACGGAGGCATCAGACCACGCCCTATATTTAGTAAGCGACCCAAAAGGCGTTTTTATTTTTTGGCTGAACAGGCTTTTTAATTTAAAAGAGGAACAAATAGAATGCCCAGACAAAACGCTATGGCAAACAAAAAAAATAAAAAAAAGCGTTTATTTATTACCAGAGAAGCACGCTTATTACTTAAGTTTGGATTAACAAACAAAACAAAACAATGCAAGAATTCATCGACCTGGGCATCCAGATCAAACCGAACAAAGGACAGCAAAAAGTCAAATGCCCAAAATGCTCACCAGAGCGAACCAAGAAAAACGACCCCTGCTTATCAGTTAACACCGAACTAGGTACTTACTTCTGCCACCATTGCGGATGGAACGGAAACGTTAAATTTAAAGAGAAGCAGGCCTACACTTTACCAGAGGAAATAAAAGCACCACTCACAGACCGGATGATTGAATGGTTTAAGACCAGAGGAATATCAGAGACCACCCTGGTCAATTGGCAGATAACTCAAACCAGAGAATACTTCCCACAAGTCCAGGCAAACAGATCAGCGATTAATTTTAATTACTACCGAGACGGAAAGCTCATCAACGTTAAATACCGAGACGCAGAGAAGAACTTTAAACTCGTTAAAAACGCTGAGCTTATTTTTTACGGCCTAGACAACATAAAGGAGGTCGATCATTGTTACATTGTGGAAGGCGAAATGGACGCCTTGAGCCTTTACGAAGCAGGGATTTATTCGGTGGTTTCGGTGCCAAACGGAGCGACCAAAAGCGGCAAACTAGAATACCTGGACAACTGCTACGAATACTTTAAAGACAAAGAACAGATTACCATATTCACGGACAACGACGAGGCAGGCATTCAGCTGAGAAATGAACTCGCCAGAAGACTCGGCAGATTCAAATGCAGATACGTTGACAACGCCAACTACAAAGACGCAAACGAGATCCTAATCGACAAAGGAGCAGAATACCTCAGAAAGGTTTTGAAGGAAGCAAAGCAATATCCAATCGAAGGCGTTATAGATTTGGAGAAGAACTGGAACGCAATCCTGGATTTTTCAGAAAATGGCATCCAGAACTACAGCCTAGGATTTGAAGACAAATTCTTCAAAATGGCCTTTGGAGAATGGACAATAGTAACCGGCATACCCAATAGCGGCAAAAGCGATTGGCTCGACCAGGTGGTGGTCAACTTTGCGATGAAAAACGGATTTAGGACGGCCTTTTACTCGCCGGAGAGCTTCCCATTCGAAGGACACGTTAAAAGGATAGCAAACAAGATCAAAAAGACCAACTGCACCAGAAGCGATTTAAACGAGGTTAAAGATTTTGTGAAGGAACACTTCCACTTCTTAAAGATAGACCTGGAAAACCTCACGCTGAAGGGAATCCTGGACAAATTTAGAGAGCTAGTACTAAGCAAAGGCGTTAACGTTTTGGTTATTGACCCCTACAATATGCTCGACCATTCAGCACAAAAAGACCACAGCTACGTAGGCCGAATCTTATCCGAGATAACACAATTTGTGCAGCAGACAGGAACTCACTTATTTCTGGTAGCACACCCAAGAAAACTAGAAACCAAGGACGGCAGATACGCAGTACCGACGCCATACGATATAAGCGGCAGCTCCGACTTTTTTAATAAAGCTTATAATTGCATTACGATATTTAGAGAAATGAACAACCAAAGCGAACACGGATCAGACGTAGTTCGAGTTTACATACAGAAGGTTAAAAGGAAGGAGAACGGACAACAAGGTAGCTTTTTATGCGCTCCGGTTTTTAAACAAGGAGGCTACTACGAACCGCTAGAGAACCAGGACTTAAAAATATTACCATTTTAAATTTTTCAGATATGTATCCAAACATTAATAACCCAATCAACGAACCAGATCCGATTTGCCCAAACTGCCTAAAGCCACAAGCACCAGAAGAAGGAATGTGGTGCGACGAATGCGAATACCAATACAACCAAGAAAACCACCCAGACCTAGATGAAAGCTAAGAAACCACCAAGAGCCAACGTTACGGACAAACACTACAAGGCCATCCAATGGTGCCTTAAAAACAACATACGGATATACCCAAGACCTCTGCTAAGCGGAGGATACAACTTAATATACGAGAAGGACGGCTACCCAAGGACAAGCGGCAAGCTTTACGACAGGGAACAGCTCTACCAGGCAATATGGGATTTTTGGTTATTCACTTACGAGACCTTGGCAGAGAAAAAAAATAAGCCGTAAATTTGAACTTCTGAAGATTTATCTTTTTTGAAAAATTTGTTTTGTTAGTTTAGTTAGAAGCCAGGAAACTCATAGCCTGGCTTTTTTCTTTTAAAAAAGTTAAAATATTTTTGGTAGGTGTAAAATATTTTTTATATTGCAGAAGATTTAAAAAACAAAACAAAATGGACATCAAAGAATTTAAAGCAAAGTACAACGAAAGCCTTTACACAACCGCAGAAGACGTTTTAAGAAGAATAGAGTCAAACCTAGCAGACTTAGAAATCGAAAAAACATTTTTTACTCCAGAAGAAATGGACAACAAGCTGCGAGCTTTAAGAGACTACGCTAGAGACTACAGAATGGTAATCAGAGAACAAGCGAAATAATAATAAAAACAAACAGGAGGCTTCGGCCTCCTTTTAACTTTTAAAAACAAAACAAAATGGCAGCAACAATTACAAAAGAACAGCACGAAATGATCGCAGCTTTAAAAAGAACAATCAAAGGCTTAAACCAAAAATTATTATTTGCCGACAGCAAGGCAGAAAAAGAACAGATTGAAGACGACATCCACTATATGATGAAAATCGAATACAAGTATTATACGGAGATTTGCGAAGACATAACAGAGCAAGAGCTAATGACATACCTCCAGGAAAACTTCGCAGAGACAAAAGGATTTTAAACCGATCAACAAAACAAGAGCAGCCACCCAGGCTGCTTTTTTTTGCTCCAGACTTAAAAAAAAATTGATTTATACATAAAATATTTTTGGTGTAAACAAAAAAAGTTTTATATTGCAGAAGAATTAAAAACAAACAAACAAAATGGCAAACTACACAAGATTCAACAGACAAGAAATTTTCAACTCAGAAGACCGCAGCAAAGTAATGAAAGCATTAAGATGGGTAGAAGACTTAGAAACAGAAAATATGCTTTTCGGACTTTTTGACGGATACCTCTACAAAGAACTTCCTGCAAGACTTGAAAGAGAAGACTTAAACACTCCGGAGATTACAGCGCTAATCGAAAAAATAAAAACACATCAAGCATAAAACAAACAGGAGGCTCCGGCCTCCTTTTTTAAATACAGCAAAATGAAATTTCAAGTACTACAAGGAACAGACTACCTAACCGGACAGCCGGTTTTTTACATCGAAGCGATCAACAAGATCGGAACCAAATCAGTAATACCAATAACCAAAGACCAGGCAGAAGAGGTTTACAGAATCGAAGAAGAAGAGGAGCGACTCAACGAATGGCTAGACAAACATAGAAACGAGATCAAATGAAAATCACACCGCAGCTCGTTAGAGAACAAGGATACATAACCACCGAACAACAGACCGAAGACCTGGTCACCATTTGGTACAGCCCAAGGACGGAATATTTTTTAATAGAACTAAACTGCAAGTTTTTATACCAGACGACCTCCTGGACAAGGCTCCAGAATTGGATGGCAAAGAACAACTTGAAGCTTAAAGCAAACAGAGAAAACAATTTTTAAAATGAAGCAAAATGAAAACAAGATCAACAAAACAATGGATTTTAATTTTTTTAGTAAAGCTGCCGGCCTACCTTTACCGGAAAGCAAGACAGAGCAGAACGCTGCTCTTTGCAGCAGAGCTGACAGCGATGCTAGCTAGCCTGGTATTGATTTATTTTTTATATTTAATCATTCATTGATATTTAATTTTTAGGTTAAAAAAGAAGGCCTTGTTTAAAAGCAAGGCCTTTTTTAATTTAGCAGAATCAAAACCAACAGCGATGAACACCACCCTCAACATTGCGGCAATCAAGCCGAACCAGGAAAACCCAAGATTTATACGAGACGAGAAATTCAAAAAGCTAGTCAGATCAATAAAAGAATTTCCAGAGATGCTAGACGCAAGACCACTCGTTATAGACGAGAATAACGTTGTCCTAGGAGGAAATATGAGGCTCAAGGCATTACAAGCCGCAGGAGTTACAGAGGTGCCGGTAAAGCAAGTGCTTGGATGGACAGAGGAGCAAAAGAAAGAGTTTATCATCAAGGACAACCTCAGCTACGGAGAATGGGATTACGAGATGATAGCCAACCATTGGGAACAGGAGCAGCTCCAAGATTGGGGAATGGACATACCGGAGATAGAGATGGAAGAAGAAGAGCCGGAGGCATTCGATGACGACTACCAAGAGCCGGAGGATTTATTCGTTGACGTTAAGGAAGGAGACATCATCCAGATAGGCGAACATTGGATGGCTTGCCTGGACAGCACCAAAACGGAAAATTGGAAGCAGCTGCTAAACGCTCAGCAGATCGACCTGGTCGTTACAGATCCGCCATACAACATCGACTACCAAGGAGGAACCGGACTCAAGATAATGAACGACAAAATGGAGAACAACAGCTTTTATCATTTCCTGCTCGACTTTTACACCGCAACCAACGAACACGTCAAGCCAGGAGGAGCCTGGTACGTTTGGCACGCAGACACCGAAAGCTTGAACTTTAGAAAGGCGATGATTGACTCCGGTATTTTACTAAAGCAATGCTTGATATGGGTTAAAAACACCTTTACACTTGGAAGACAAGACTACCAATGGAGACACGAACCCTGCCTCTACGGATGGAAGGAAGGAGCTGCGCATTGGTTCACGCATCACAGAAACCTCAGCACAATCATCGAAGAAGAACCGCTCGACTTTGAAGCAATGAAGAAGCAGGAGCTTGTGAAGCATTTAGAGAAGCTCTACGGCGACTTTTTACCAGGAACGACAATAAACCAAGACAAGCCATCAAGAAGCGCAGAACACCCAACAATGAAGCCGATACCATTAGTGGCCGGACAGATCAAGAATAGCAGCAAGAAAGGACAGATAGTGGCCGACGGATTCCTGGGCTCCGGCTCAACGATGGTAGCAGCGCACCAACTAAACAGGAGATGCTACGGATTTGAGCTTGATCCGAAATATTGCCAAGTAGTTATAGACCGGATGGCGAAGCTTGACCAGGACTTAATAATTAAGATTAACGGAGAAGAATACCAAAAACGCTGACGTTCTTAAATGGCCTATTAAATCAATTATTATTAACATATCGTTAAAGGATTGAAGGGATTAAAAGCAGCGAAAGGCCACGCACAAAACCAATCGGAGTTTAAGCGTTCTCCGATTTTTTTAATTTTGCAATATGAATACTCAAAATTCCACACGTAAAAAAGCGATGCTAAAAGCCCTGGAACAATCAATGGGAGTAGTTACCACCGCAGCAAGCATAGCCGGAATAGACCGCAAGACGCATTACAATTGGCTAAAGAAGGACAGCAGATACAGACAAGCCGTCCAAGACATAGAAAACGTAGCCCTGGACTTTGCAGAATCGAAACTTTTTAAAAACATAGAGAAGAGCAAGGAGGCCTCGATTTTCTTTTACCTAAAAACCAAAGGCAAGAAGAGAGGATACGTTGAACGCCAAGAGGTCGTCCACGAAGGAGACCTAAGCGCAGAGGTTATAACCATACGAGTTAATGAGAGGAACAAGGACAAAAACGATTGAAGCCAACATTCAATTCAAACAGCTCCAAGATTCAACGGCAAGATTCAGAGTACACCAGGGAGGAACCAGAAGCGGAAAGACATACGCAGTATGCCAATACATTGCTTTTTTGTTGATCAACACGGAAAAACCGCTCACGATTTCAGTCGTTAGAAAGACGCTGCCGGCCTTACGAGGCTCCGTTATGCGAGATTTAATACAAGTACTCCAGGACTTTGAAATTTACCAGAAAGCGACGCACAACAAAGCAGAGAACACCATACAATACCGACAGCACAGAATAGAGTTTTTATCAGCAGACGAACCACAAAAGCTCAGAGGAAGAAAACGAAGCATTGCCTTTTTGAACGAGGCCAACGAGCTGACCAGAGAGGACTTCAGACAGATCAACTTTAGAACGGAGGATTTTATTTTAATGGATTTCAACCCTTCAGATCCGGTGCATTGGATTTATGACGACATCATACCAAGAGAGGACTGCGACACCTGGATAACAACTTACCAGGATAACCTATTTCTAGACCAACGGCTTATTTTTGAGATAGAACGGATGAGAGAACGAGATCCGGATTACTGGAGAGTTTACGGAGAAGGACAAAGAGCCGTTTATTCCAAGAGGCAGATTTTCAGCAATTGGAACTTTGAACTGAGCTATAAAGACTTTCCAGAATTTGACCAACAAACGATAGGCCTGGATTTTGGATTTACAAACGACCCAACAGCGATATGCCTGGTAGGAAAGCAAGGAGACCGGCTATACGTACACGAGCTGCTATACGACACCGGAAAGACCAACCAAGACATTGCAAACTTTTTAAAAAGCAAAGGACTCCAGGACACGCTCGCCTTTGCCGATTCAGCAGAACCAAAAAGCATCACCGAGATAAGACAAATGGGATGCTTGATCAAGGAAGCAAAGAAAGGACAAGGAAGCGTTAACGCAGGGATTAGCTTATTAAAGGAATTTGAAATTTACTGCTCCAAGGAGAGCTTGAACTTCCAGAAGGAATACCATAACTACTATTGGCACGAACTCAAAGACGGAACAATAATCAACAGGCCAATGGACAAGTTCAACCACCTGCACGACGCCTTGAGATATGCCGTTTATAGCCAATACGGAACCAGGACGGAATTCTTTGTTATATAAATTATATTTTTGTAACTAAAATTAGAACGAATGGCGACATTTCTAGACCGACTAAAAGGACTACTGACCAAGAACAACCAGAACACGCACATCGACTTTAACAAGGCAATTTATAACTACCTAGGAGACACCCTGGTCTGGAACCCAGAGAACGACGACACCTACATCAACGAAGGCTACCGAGCCAACGCCACGATTTATGCAATTGTAAACTTGATCAACAAAGCAGCAGGAACCATACCGCTCTGCGTTTACGAGATCAAGAACGAAAACGAGCTGAAGAAATACAAAGCCATAACCTCAAGCGGATACGACGCAAGCTTAATACACAAGACAAACATCCACAGAAAGAACGCACTCGTTGAACTAGACGACACAGAGCTGCACCAATTGCTTGCTAGACCGAACCCTAGCCAAAGCTACAACTCCTGGCTAAGCGAAATAATCGCCTTCGGAAAGCTTACCGGAAACAGATACATCTACGGCATAAAACCAGAGACCGGAGCAAACCAGAACAGATACCGAGAGCTCTACGTTTTGCCATCACAAAACGTTGAAATACAGAGCGGAGGAATAATGCAGCCGGTTAAAGAATACACGCTGAGCTACAACGGAACCTACCGAATGCCGGCAGATTGCGTATGCCACATCAAAGACGTTAACCTCTACTACGACGGAACAGGCTCCCACCTTTACGGAATGTCGCCGCTCAAGGCCGGACTCAGATCAATGGACTCAAACAACGAGGCACTAAGCACAGGAAAGAAATACCTCCAGAACCAGATGGCAAGAGGAATACTAATGAGCGAAGAAGGAGACCTAAACGAGGTACAAGCGATGCAGCTAAAGGATAAGTTCAGAGAAAGCTACCAAGGAAGCAAGAACGCAGGAGACGTTATAATCACACCAAAAAAGCTGTCCTGGGTAAACTTTGGCTTGCCGGCCTCCGACCTTTCGCTAATAGAACAATACAACGGCACAATAAAGGATTTGTGCAACATATACAACGTACCGGTTCAATTGCTTAACAACACCGACAGCACGACTTACAACAATATGAAAGAGGCCAAGAAGGCCTTATACCAGAACGCAGTTATACCAGAACTCAACAAGATCAAGGACGAACTGAACCGATGGCTTACGCCGCAATACGGAGAAAGGCTTTACATCGATTTTGACTACAGCGTTATCCCAGAACTCCAGGAGGAGACCGAAAAAGTAGTAGCGCAGATGACGCAGGCCTGGTGGTTGACGCCAAACGAGAAGAGAGCAGCGATGAACTACGGACAGGACGAGGACACGCCAGAGATGAACGATTACTACGTGCCTGCCAATTTGATGCCGATCAACAACCAACCAGAAGAAGACCTGGCGAGCGTTGGATTGGAGCCATCAGAGAAGAGAGCCAAGATAAGCCAAGCAGTAGAAAACGGACTAAAGGACAAGGTTAAAGACCACAACGACAAACACGGAGACGACCCAGGAAAGAGAGCCACCTACGGAATGCTTGCCGAATCATTCAGAAGAGGAGTAGGCGCATACCGAACCAACCCAGAAAGCGTCCGGCCATCAGTTACAAGCGAAGAGCAATGGGCATACGCCAGAGTTAACGGCTTGCTTTACGCATTGAGAACCGGCAAGTTTAAGAACAAGCCATACGACACAGACCTCCTACCACAAGCGCACCCATTAAGCTCGAAGAAATCGATGTTTAAAGAAGCGATACCGGACAGCTTCAGCAACTACCCAGAATCGGCCTCAAACAACGCAAAGCGAATGATTGAGTACAGAGACAAATACGGAAGAGACAAGGTAAGCGGAGGAACGATTGTGGGATGGAGAAGAGCGCAGCAGCTCGCCAACAAAGAAGCGATCAGTTTTGATGTAGTCAAGCGGGTTTTTTCTTTCCTTTCAAGGCACAAAGAAAACGCAAAAGTCAACCCAAAATACAAAGACGAGCCGTGGAGAGATAACGGATACGTAGCTTATAATTTATGGGGAGGAGCATCGATGCTAACCTGGAGCGAAAGAATCGTAGAGAAATACAAATAAGGCCAACCACCAATGGAAGGAAACAGCTTTAAGAAGGCAAAGCTTAACTGGACGCTCAGCTACGAGAACCAACTCCAAAAAGCAGAGAGAAGCGAAATAAGAGCTTTTTATAACTTTTTTAAAGGAGAATACCAGAAAGGCTACGAAACCTTTTTAAGAAGCGGACAAATAAGCACAGACGGCCTGTTTAAGACCGCAGACCTCATCGAGCTTTACCAGGACTTATACGAGAACATAGGGTTGAGGTTTGCCAATTGGTACGCTAAGAACTTTGACAGCTTGGTGGAGAAGCAGACAGACGTAAGCGGCAACGATTCCATATGGAGGCAAGTTTTCAGATCAGAAGCGGCAATGGTAGCCGGAGGAAGAGTTACCCTGGTAGCCGGAACCAAGAAGAAAACGCTCACCAAGATCATAACCGGATTAATGATGGATGCCGAATTTCAATCGATGGGAGCAGACGCCAAGGCTCGCGTTTTTAGGCGCAGGTTTGACGACTACAGCCAAAAGGAAGCCGTAAGACTTGTACGAACAGAAAGCACCAACGCAGCCAACCAGGCGACGATGACAACAGCAAAGGATATGTTCGGAGAGGAAGGCCTGGACAAAGAATGGATGACGGCGATGGACGGAAGGGAGCGATTGAGCCACAACCAAATGAACGGCACAATAATAGACTTCAAGGAAAAATTTAATGTGGGCATAACGAAAGCCAAGAAAGGCCGCCAAATTATTATAGGCTACGAGGAGATGGACAGACCAGGAGACCCAAACGCCACGGCTGAAAATGTGATCAACTGCCGATGCTCCATAGCACCAATACCAAAGGAAAGACCGAAGCCGGTAGAAAGACCGGTAGTAGAACAGGAGGAACTAGCTCCAGAACCAAAACCAGAACAACCAAAACCAAGAAGAACACCAAAGCCCAGGGAGCCATTCAAAAGCGTTAGAGCAGCGAACAAGTACGCCAGAGAACAGCTAGACATTCCATACGCAGACTTCGGAGGACTTGAAATGGACGTTGTAAACGAAATGATAAAGCAATTTGAAGCAACCAGGAAACTCAACCCAAAACTAAAAATGAACTTCCTGGGCAGCACGAAAGGCTACAAAAAGACAATGGCTAAGGCTTTTGAAGACTACTACGACCAAATCGATATGGAAGACTACGGAGTTATATCAAGAGACAACAAAAAATTTGCCAGGAGAGCAGTTAAAAAACAGATGGAGTTTGATGAAACAGACAGACCGGAAATAATGGGATGGTACTCACCAACGGACGATCTGAAAGCTTCAAGAGGAACAATAGAATTCAGTAGAGTTCAAGGATTTACATACAACGCAGGAAAGAGCGACTGGAGATACGAAACATTTAGGCAGCATAGGAAAAATTGGTGGAGCAGCAACGGAGACAGAGGAATGCATATTGTAGCTCACGAACTAGGACACGCCCTGGACAACTCTGGCGAATTTTTTAATTCAATTCAATTTAAAAACGCCATAAGGGATTACTACACCATCGATCCGCTTACCGGCCGCCAAGTTTTAGACCGAGACTTAATCGAAAAAAGCTTAAGCAGGTACGCTGTACACTACGAAAGCGAAAGAACAACATTTAAAGAAATTATAGCTGAGGCCTGGGCAGAATACAACTGCGCAGCAGAACCAAGACAGCTCGCAAGAAGAATAGGAAGAGCAATGGAAGAATACTTTAAAAATTTAAACAAAGCGATGAAGAAAAAAGCAGATCAAGAATTTACATACACCGAGATAGACGGAATACAAGTGCCAATTTTGATAAACCAATTTTTTAATCCGCCAATGATTCTGGATCCGGAAACAGAAGAAGAAAACTAAACCCAATTTTAAAATTACTAATTTTGTGAAATGGAGAAATTAATTTATAAAACCGCACCGGTCGGAGAGCTAATGGACACCGACGACAAGCGATACGTTAAAGGCTACGGCTCCGTATTTGGAAACATAGACTCAGACGGAGATATGCTGATGCCAGGAGCATACGCCAAGACGATCAAGGAGAACGGCTACCGAGTTAAATACTTATACCAACACGATATGAGCAAGCCCATCGGAAAGATGACCGAGCTCTACGAAGACCAGAAAGGCCTAGGATTCGTGGCCGAGGTTCCAGAGACCAGACTAGGGAAGGACGTTATAGAATTAATGAAGGCCGGAGTTATTACCGAAAACAGCGTAGGAATCCTGCCAATCCAAAAAGGATACAGCGACAACATAAGAGAGATAACCGAGGTTAAGCTTTACGAGATTTCAGCCGTTACAATGGCAGCCAATGACCAGGCCAAGATCACAAACGTTAAGAGCCAGAACAACCACGAGGAACTCTTTAAGAGATACGACAACTTATGCAAATTAATCCGGAAAGGCGACATTTCAGATGAACTAGGATACGCCATAGAAGGAGAAATACAAAAATTAAAGTCACTATTTATCGCAAGTTTCACTCTGCCGGAAGAGACCACAGAGCCGAAAGAAGAGAAGAGCGACGACACTCAAATTTTAAATTACTTAATTCACAAATTAAAATGAACGAAGACGTTAAAAAACAGCTCGACCAATTCGGAGACTTGATCGACGCTAAAATAGAAAAAGCAGCAGGACAGATTGCTGAAAATGTCAGAGGCGAAATCGACCCTGCATTAAAGAACGAAATCGACGCCTTAACCAACAAATGGGTAGAGACACACGACAGACTCGACTCAATGGAAATGGCATCACAAAAATCAGTTTCAAACAAGCCTTTAACCTTTGCCGGAGGATTGATAAAATCAATCAGCGAAGGAGCAATTGAGTCATTCAAAAACGGAAACACAAACGCTGCTAGATTCGAGATGAAAGGCGCAAACGATATGAGCATCGCCGCAGATTTCACAGGAGTAGTAGCAGACGAAACAATCGTGCCTCAGTTTAAGTTTGACCCAACAAGAGCGACTCACATCCGCCAATTATTACCAATCGGATCAACAGACGCTCAAGTTATCAGATTCCCAAAGGAAAGCGGATACGACGAAACAAGCGTAGGAGCAACTGCGGAAGGAGCAGCACTAGCGCAGACAGACTTTGATATTACTGCAACTTCAGTAAACGTGAACCGAATCGGTACATTTTTACGAGTTACAGAGGAGATGTTGAACGACACGCCACAGCTTAGCTCTTACATTTCTGCAAGAGTACCAGAGAAAATCCTTTCAATTGAGGACACGCAATTACTAAACGGATCTGGATCCGGAGCAAACCAAAGCGGATTATTTACAGACGGAACAGCCTTTAATGCTACGACTTCTGGATTTGTTGATGCGATAGAGAACTCAAACGAATACGACGTATTGGTAGCAGCTTTGAATCAGCTTGCGCTTTCAAACTACCAGGCAGACACGATCCTGCTTAACCCAACAGACCTGCATAAAATTGCTTTATTAAAGTCGACTCAAAACGAGTACCTAAGACAGCAGATTTATAGCGGATTAGTGCCTCAAATTATGGGAGTTAACATCACGGCCAACACAGCAGTAACAGCCGGAAATTTCTTAGTAGGAAACTTGAGACAAGCGTCTCAGCTTTGGGTTAGAGAAAACCTAAGCGTTGAATTTTCAAGAGACGACAATGTCAACTTTACGAAAAACCTGGTAACGATTCGAGTACAAGAGCGCATCGCACTCACGAACTACTTACCAAACGCAATCGTACAGGGAACATTCTCAACCGCAATAACCGACACAGAGAAACCATAAGCATCCTAGCCATTAGGCAACGGATAAGCGACAAAGAGGAGCGGCCAGAAATGGCTGCTCTTTTTTTTTAAAAAAAAACACAAAATAATTTTGCAGTGGTTAAAAAATATTTTATATTGCAGAAGATTTAAAAAACAAAACAGAATACAAATTATGAGAACAATCGACAAATTCAGACAAACGGTAAGAAGAGCA